CGACCTTGTACGTTTAGGCTGAAAGAGGAACGCGAGCTTCTGCGGAAACTCTGCGCGCATTACCCGGCATCATCTGGGGTGGGCGGAACGAGCACGATTTCAAAGCGGCTGTCGGTCTTGATGGGGCCGCCATTGGCTCCGGTAACTTCCTGCCGTTCGGTGTAGTCATCGCGGAAGCGCGCCTGCATGGATTTAGTCCAGACAGCCGAATTGAACTTGTCTGCCGTCATGCCTTTGACGCCGGTTTCTTCCCACCAGGCTTGGGCGTGAACCTTCGCTCGCGATAACGCTTCTAAAAAATCTGGGTGAGCAGCCGCCCAATTGTCGATTGTCTGGCGCGCGATATCGAAGTGTGCGCACATCTGCGCAAGGCTCTTGCCGTCCCTGCCGAGACTCACGACTACATCGCAGTAGGAAGGATCGTAATCAGTCGGCCTACCAGCGGGCATTGAACCCGTCCCGCAATGTTCTGCGCTTGGCCACCAGAGGCGTAAAGCTTTCGCCGCGTGTCCCATAGCGAGTAATGCAACCACCGCTGCACCGAGAGCAGATGACTATGGTTCCGAACAGCATTGTGCCGGTGATCGAACCATCTTCGCTGGTAAACGTGCGAACTCTGGGGTTGAGTGTTTTGCTGCCTTTCCCATCGCAAGCCTCGCACTTGCGGAAGATTGGCACGGCGCCGGGCCCCCTCAGTACAGCGCAAGGTGTGAAGTAGCCGGACATGTTTTGCCTTAAGAAGCTGGCGGCAACAGCGCGGCAATCGCGGCGTTCTGCGCAGCGAACTTGGCAGCGATGTCGGCTTCAGCGGCCTGAGAAGCATCTAGGTCGGCCTGTTTCTGAGCGGCGTCCGACTGGGATGCAGCAAGCTGCTGTTCAAGCTCGGCAATGCGCTGTTCCGCGTCGGTAGGAGCGCCAATCACGCTGGCGAGCCTAGCGACATTGGCGGTTAGGTTTTCGAGCTGTGAATTGAGGGCGGCGAAATCAACCTGGGCCATAGTGACGACTTCCTTTCCAAGGAGCCATGCGATGAATTTGATGAGCATGTGAAAAGGCCAGCATTCGCGCTGGCCATTGTCCTTAGTACAGGATCGCCACAGGGCCGACGCCAGCCGTGTAGGTCATCGGAGGCGTGATGGCGGCCGAGGTGCCGAACGTACCAGTCGCCGAACCAGTGAGGCGCTGCGATGCCGGTGCATTGTAGGTGGCAACCTTCGCTGTGGTGCCGTTTGACTGCACGACGATGAAGTACGGGTTCGTGATCACGGAAGGAAGGACGACAGGAGCCGTGAACGGAATAGCTTGGTAGGTGCCAGCCGTGCCGACAGTAACGCCGGCAAGCGCCGTGGTGGCAACGAGAACACCATTCGAGTCATGCAGTTCATAGATGAACTTGTCGGTGCCACCAACCGCGCCGGTAAGAGCGCTGATGCCGGTGACAGTCGAGCTGGCGCCAACAGCCACGCTGCTGTAATAGCGCGTGCCGGCGACGGTCGTGGTGCTCAGATTGTTGCCGAGATAGTTCATTGCGGCCGCGAGCTTGTCGAGAGAGATGATCGCCATCTGCGGAACGGCGCCACCGACCAGATTGGTGTCCACTGCAAGCAATTCGGACCCGGTGATAAGAGGGAGCGTCGGGACGCCCGTCGAGATAATGCCGGCCATTTCATAGTCCTTTCAGAGTTGAGCAGGCCGGTTGGGCCTGTGGTTTAGGAGAACAGAGCGTCAGCGCTCAGGGTGCGGAGCGGCAGAAAAGAAAGCCCTTGCGCCCACTCCGCATATTTTGGGTCGTCAAGGAGACTGAGAGGACAGGCCCATAGACCCGCCATGATGGAATTGGTGATCGCCTTCGGGGCGAGATCATCTGACACACCAAGAGCAAGCAGAGCGTCTTTCTGCTGCACGCTCATCAGCAGCCAGGATGGCATTAGTCTTCGATCTGGCTGGTGATCGCGGCAACCAGCGTGCCAGAGGTGCGCGTGAAGTTAACCCGCATAGACATAGGCATGGCGTTGTCGATCGGACAGTTTGCATTGGTAGTGAGCGCGATTGCCGTGCCCGTGGCATCCGTCATGTTCGACCATGAGCCATCAGGATTCGGGCCAGTCTGGAGATTGACTGTTCCAACCCACGTTCCCGTAAGTTGGAGCCAGCCATTTTGCACGGTGATTGGCAGGCCTGGGCCCGTGGCCGCAAGCGTGTCCTGTTGCCGGTTAGCCATATCTGGCTCCTAAGTCGTCATCTGCTGAAGTTGAGCTGCGGTGAACCACAGGTTTTGATCGATGGCGAAGCGCTCGGTCCAGCCATTCAGAGGCAATGTGGCGGCGCCATTGTTGGAAAGCACGAAATGCGTTGCGGATGGTGAAAGGACACCGCCTGTCCGCGTGTAGACAGCGCCACCATTGACGCAGAGCGCCATATTGCCGGCCGCATCCATGCAGGCCGCGACCTTGTTCAACTGGCCGTTCGGCTTCCACTCGCCGCCCGTGGTGTTGAGGTTAACCGAGGCCGAGAACTGAACGTTGTTGCCCGTGAGCAGCTTGCAGTTGGTCACACCGTCAGAGACCCACAGGCCGCCGATATCCGTGACGTAGTTGTAACCCTGCCAGTAGGCGGCGTATGCGCCCTTGATGATGCCCGACAGCGGGCCGGCGTCGGTGTTCAATGCCCAGGGCGTTTCGTGGAAGATCGAACCGAATGCAGATCCGACAATCGTCGGATAATGCATAGGATCGATGTTCAGGCTTTGAAGCTGCCCCGTGACATTGAAGAAATCGACAGCGACCTGATCGCCAGAGGTTGCGAGTTGAAGCCCGAATGTCGGGTTGGTAACGGCTGTCTGAGTTACGAGGGTCTTGACGTAGGTCCCATTGACCAATTGCGAGGTGATGTCGATCGGCGTCGTGAAGTTGTCGAAGGTCAGGAAGACGTTCCCCGTACCCGTCACCCTCTTGATGAACGGGATCATGACCCGATTGGCTGATGCGGAAGTGGTTGCCTGGACAATCGTCGCGTTCGCCGCGCCGGCAGTTAGGAGTGTAGCTGCATTGGCAGAACCATCGGCGCCGACCTGGTTCTTCGCGGTCGTCATACTGTTGCCGACAGTCCAGCTACCCGTCTGGGTCAGATCGCGGTTCCAGAGCCCGAGCGTGCCTATGTTCTGGAACGAGACAGTGCCTTTGGTGGATCGACGCATCCCTAGCGCCGCCGTCGATGTCAAACCACCTGCCGCATTCGGAATGAAGCAGGCATTCGCAACACCACTGTCGCGGAAGAACCTGCCATCATTGTTGTTATTGCCGTAGGTCTGGAATCCACCCTTAACGGTGTTGGCAACGAAGTTGATGTCGTATGTGAAGTCGGCAATCGTGCCTGTCAGGGTTGACCATGGCCCGACCAATGGGTTGTACAGCGGAGCCCTGATTGGAGAGCGGAGCGGCGAACGCAGGATCGTCATTGGACCGGGATGACCTTGTCCAGGTCGATGCCCGCGATTTCATAAGCAGCCTTGACCGCAACAGACTGAGCCAGAGGCGCATAGGCGAAATGCACGCCCGCAATCAGATCGAGCATGTTGTCCACACCGAATTCAGACGCATAGCGAGCGCAGTGCTCTACTAGAGCTATGCCGTCTGGTTGGTCGGTCTGGGTTTCGGGCATCGCATCCCTCGAATTGGTCACGAGCCACCGCAGAAACTTAGCGGCTGTCTGAGGCTGTCGGTTCATAGCGCTTACCGCCACCGCTCCCCGACTATCTTCGCGTGACGTGCTGCCCCGGCTCGTGATGGGCTTTGCCGGCGGCGACCTCGATCGATCAGCGCTTATCCCGAAACCATGTGCGTCTTAACGCGGATGGGGAGGCCGGCAAACGGAAAGCCCGCGCGATTTCTCGGCGGGCTCTGAGACGCAAAGCGTCACGATAGAATTTCCTGCACAGTCGGTGATTTGCGCAGGTAAGTCAAGTCCCCTCATAATGGCGCGAAAGCGAGTTAAGTCCACTCACCAGCCATGCCTTCATGGGTGAATTCAGCGTGCGCAAATGATCCATGTCTTCGACGCAGACCGCATTGACGGTGTGGAGAACCTTGCGCCCAGTGTTGATATCCCCGCAGGAGAGCAGCAGATCGCGAAGCTTCGTCATCTTGGCGCGCGCCTTCGCAGCTCGATCACCGCGAGCCTCGTCGTCCTCGCCCGAACTGCCGCGCACTGCGAACATATTCTGAGCTTTTGCGCTCGGAAACGCTACGCCAGTTAGGCCATAGTATGAGGACATGTCTTCGCTATAGCGATTGCCAGCATCGTGCTGGGCTTTGTTGATCACTCCATCCTTGAGTAGGCGCCCGAGGAGATAGCCCCAGTGAGGATCGCCGGCCAACTGCTGTGCGGTCTCATTCTTCGTTCCATGTATTCCGTAGTGACGCACACGCCGATCGATTGCGGGCTGCATGTTCATTTCGATATTTGCCTCCTTGGAGCGTGAGATTTGGCCCGATGCTGTGCGAGGAACATTCGGCTTTAGGGGGCGCCCTCGTTTCGCCCGTAGCTTCTGTGCCTGTGTGCGTGCTTTACCCATTGGCTAGTCCTTGGCTTCGAAAAGAACGCATCCAAACTTTGGGCCTACAATCATTCCCCAGCCCTCATCCCCTTCGACCATACATTCGTTGTCCTTCATGTCGGGGGGGATGCTGTAGCCGATATGCCAACGTTCACAGTTGCCGAAACCATTAGGGTTGCCAAAATAGGTATCGCTGAAATGTTTGCACTTATCGCAAGTTTCGCTCATTCCCTGCCTCCGTTTATCGTGTTGGTCTGAGATCGAGCGCGGAACGGCCCGGAATGGGGTCGCCGCACACGCGAGCGGTGAGGTTCCTGGTATCGGGCGGTATTTCAGCCAACCTTGCTGCGACATCAGCCGGGTTCGGGAAAACTTCGCGCTCGGAAAGGCCTGCCTGGCGGCGCAGCCGCGTCATTTCCCGCATTTCATCGCTGCGCCGGGCCTTGTATTTCGCGTGCGTGGATTTGCTCACAGCGTTTCTCCATAGGGGTTAGGAAGCCCGAGCCGCCGGCTTCGCTCGTAGGTTATCCAGCGCAGGATGGTGGCCTCTTGAACTTCAAGCCGAGCCGCGAGGTCGGCAGTGTCATTGCCCAATCGAAAGAGGTCGTAGGCCATTTGAGACCGAGTGCGGCGATGCCTTATCGGCTTCCTTACGACAAGCGGCTGCTTCCACCTTTCCCTGCCGGCATATCCAATAAGCGTCATGCCTTGCGCTCCGTATCGTGGCCAATCTTGGATGCGATCTGGCGAGGTTTCTTGAGTGCATCGAGGCGCGCCTGGCGATCTGCGCTAAGACCGAGATGTGCGGCGGCCTGATGTTTCGGATACCCGGCGCCGAAAGTCTCGGTCAATTCAGCAACGCGGCGCCTCACGGCCGGGTTCTGGCGCTCCATTTCGATCAGGTGGCGTTTCTGGTCGTCTGCAGCGCGCTCGATCAACTTCGATGCTTCGACCCGAAGCGACGAAAGTTCCGCCAAGAACGGGGTCAGAATCCAGCGGGCGCGCTTGGCAAATTCCGCACAGGTCGGCATGAACTGGCCGGTGTGGCTTTCGACGCGGCCGGCAAGGAAGTCATTCGCAGTTTCGCTCACCGCCCATTCCGGCAGGTCTCTGCAGGCCGCCAGGTATTCGCTGGCAAGACTTGAGGCCTCTGTGTCTGGTTGTGCGCGGAACTGCCGCCGAAGTCGGATGACGGCATCCCCGATCTGCTCTGATCGGCACGGCTTCATGAGACCGTTGATTGCCTCGACGCGGAGCCTGATTTGCTCGGCCCTGATGCGATATCGTTCCGGAAGCTTGGCATATGGGTCAAGAGAAATAACATTAGCCGGCATTGGCGAATGCCTCCTTCAATTCATCAATCGGGGAATTTTTTCTCTCAGAAAAAGATTTATCTTTTTCTTTGGTGGTTATGAATGGATGGCATTCGTCGAGCATCGCTTGAGCATCAATGTTTTTCGTTTTATTCCAACGAGTTGTCGCAGCACCCTTTGCTTTCCCGCTTCTATCGACCGCCAATCGACGTTCTTTCTTGAGCCTTTTTTGACCCCACCGTTTGCTGCGGCCGTCGAAGGTCCAGAACGCCATAATGATGGATTTCATCTTCATCCAGCGAGCCGACGAGAGACCCGCGATCCTCGCAAGCATCTCATCGTCGTCAGCAAGGGTATTGCTAGGCGACGACCACGCAGCCATGAGAAGCATCAGGTAAGCCCCGTGCTCTTCCGTCGTCAGATGACGCGTGTCGCGCTGGTAATCGTCGACCCACAGCGGCATGTAGGGAAGGCGCTTCTTGCTCATTCGGCTGCCTCTTGCATCTGGCGCAGCCTTTCAGCCGATGCGCGATACTCAAAAGCCGCCTGCTTGAGGACAACCAGCTCCCGGCGCTTCTGATCGATTTCGTGGTCAGGACGCTTCTTCTGGCCTTGGCCGAAGTCGGCAAGCCAGGATGCCTTGGCGTAGATCATCAGATCGATCTCTGCCGCCATATCCAAGGAGGCTATACGGTCGCTCATTTGGCCACCTCAACGGTGATCTGGTAGAGCACCTTCATGAGCTTCTGAGTGCGCGAGAAGCCTCGGGGAACAACTCCCTTGACGTCGATGCAGCGGAACCGATCGGCGATATGGTCCCAGAAACAGAAATCGGGCTTGTAGGACCCTATCTTGTCGCCATTGACGGTCAGGTCGTATTTCTTGTGAATGGCGAGGCCAGATATCTCACCCTTGCGCTCACGGATCTTCAGTTGCGCGTAATATTCGCCCTCCGCCTGGCTATCGAAGCGGATGCCGTCTATCGTGCATTTCTTGGCGCCGTACTTATTGGAGCCCGGCACCTTAATGCCGAGCTTGCGCCCCTCTGCCACAGAAAGGCGCGCAGCCATCAGCCGAGCGCCCTCCACGCCATCATGAGGCACTGCCCTGCTCCGTAGAGAGCAAGGAGGCTGAAGAGTGTTGCTACCGTCCATGTTGCTCCTGATGCCCATGGCGGGAGCTTTGGATCTGGTTCTTCTATCCAGGGCTCTGGAATGCGAGAGTGGTCGAGGGGGGCGGTCATGGCGTCACCGGACGCTTGCCGGCTTCTAGGATCGGCAAGCCCGCCTCAGTCGGCACGTAGATAACATCGCGGCCAACATGGCCGGTGTTCTCCAGCATCTCGATATAGCGCCAACGCAGATAGCCTTCCGGCCCGCCTAGACCTTCGGCAATGATGCGGTTGGCTTCTGCAACGCCCTTCGCGCGCTCGACTTCGGCCTTTGCTGTCAGAGCCGAGGCATCGAACAGCGCTTGGGCTTCAAGAACCTTGACGCGCCGAGTGCTTTCCGCGCTGGCGAGTTGCGCCTCGCCTTCCATGCGCTGGGAATAGACATTGTATTGAGGGTAGACGTAACTGCATCCGCCGATGCCGCTCACGAGAACAACGCCCACTCCGATAATGGCGCCAAAGATTGCTGTGCCTGAACTCAAGGTCATTCTCCTTTGGGTTGATCGAAAACTGCCGAAAGATCGACGCCGACGAGTTCAGCCACACGCTTGAGCAGCGCGACTTTCTCGTCCATTTCGCAGTGAGGCTCGCCGTTGCGCTCATCGTATTCCTTGGCGCGGAGGAGCAATTTTTTCATATCCTCCACTTCCTTCTTGAGCGCGTCGAACTCGTGCTGCTGCACAAATACGGTCGGTACCGCTCCGGGCCATAACGGAACCGGGTTGGCCTGGAACAGGTGATTGTATTTTTCAGAATAGTGGTCACCCACCATCGACATCGTGCACATCGTTATTCTCCGCGATTTCTGGGCAAATCCATTCTGCAAGTCCCTGCCCCCAACCCCTCAATCTGATGGCAATGGAAAGCCCAGAAATCGC